CTGCGGCAGTAGATGCTAAGATTGAAGTTGCACAAGAGCCAGCAGTAAAAGAAACGCCATGGATTGAAAAACCACCAGCCCCTATTGCTAAACGTGCGCCAAGACCTCAATCTACTAAAGCGACACCTGCGGCGAAAAGAAAAAAGCCAGCACCCAAAACTAAGTGATTAATTAGCTAATGGATTATCAAGTGCCTTTTTGATCTTGTTATCTACTTCAGTTCTCAATGCTCTTATTTCAGCTTGAGTTTCTTTTTGATTCTTCACTAACTCTCTGTTGATATCTTTCAATGTAGAATCAACATCACGTTTGATTTCTTTTACTGTGCCATCAACATCACGTTTAATCTCTTTCATTCCAGTGTCAGTTAAACGTTGATCGGTCTTGCTTGATCGTTCAACGTTTTCAACAACGCTTTCTAATCTACGAACGTCACCCTTCAAATCTATCTTGATGGTGTCAGTATATTCAACCATCTTGCTAGTGTTAGCATCCAAGACTTCCATCTTTTTATAGATTTCGGTTAAGTCTGGAGACACATACTTAGCAATTTTATCTTTCATGCCTTGATAGTCTTTGTAGACTTCAAATGCACCATACAAACCACCAAGTAACGATGACACTAATGTGAATGCAACCATTAGTTTTGCTGGAGTGAATTCATATCCACCAATGCTGATAACCGTGTCTTTACTTGCATACTTCTTAACTGCCGCTTCTGCCTCGTCAATCTTAGCGTTTACGTTTTTAATTTCTTCTGCCATTTTTCTTCCTTATTTGTATTGTTGATTGACCATCTCTTGGTGTAGTCTATCACTACCACCTTGTAAACCCCTCAATGTTCTAGCATTATCTACGACCTTTTGATTCTTGTAAATTTCTTTGGGTGCATAGAATGCAACATCTGGAATCATAGTGAAGTACTGTGCATAATTTGCAGGTTGCTTTGCAATTGATTCTATTGTAACATTACCTGCGGCTTCATTGTTCTGCACGTTCTTTTTAACTGAAGCATTTTGTTCAGAGCCAGTATTCATTTGCGGTAAAAATGGTTTAGATTCCATAGCATTGTCAACTGGACCTTTATATCCGAATTTTATTCCTTCTGTCGATGGCAATTCAATTTGAACTGGTGCATATCTTGTCGGTGCAACTAAACTGTAAGATATTTGTGGTGTTACCATTGCAACATTAAATTCTTGTCTTGTAGTGTTTTGAATATTGTATTGCTGTTGCTGAGTTGTTACGTTAGAGGTGACTGTATCGGACTGCATACCCATGCTACCACTATTGATAGACTGTTGAAGTCTCGCAGAGTTTGATGCAGAGTTTCCCTGTTGATTGCCTTGCATTGATACAGATGACCCTTGCAATTGTGTGGCCGATTGTGTGCCTGACGATAGTGATGTTCCTGTTTGTGATGAACCACCACTATTTGCAATGCTTTGAGATTGTATATCACCTGCAAGTTTCTCCGCTTGTTGTTTAGCAGTCTCACCAGCAGAGAATGCTTGTGCATCAGCCGCTTGAACTACAGACTTTTCTAACGCACTAGTCTTATCCTGATTAGAACTAATCATACTAAGAACCGATGATAGAGATACTGGTGATGATGCTTTAGAAGAACCCGCAGAATCATTCACCTCACCAACTTTAGCTTGTGGATTATTTGCGCTAGGTTGTGATGCAGATGCTTGTTGAGTGGGACCTGGCATAGGAGGACCAGGCGGCATTGGACCAGCAGGACCAGCTTGCTGTGGTGGTTGTGCGCCTTCGGGTGGAGGAGGACTTCCTGAAGGCGGAAGATTTCCTTGTGGTGGCGGTGGACTTCCTGAAGAAGGTGCGCCAACAATACTAGCCGGTGCTAATGCAACACCTTCAATGACAGGCATAGTTCCTATTGGTGTTGTTTCTGCTATTGAAGCTGTTGTAGTCTTCGGCAATAATTTATTTAATGCATCCAAGTATCCAGAACAAGTTGGACTGTATAGAGGATTGCTTGCACATGGGTCTACAGAATATTTTAAACTGAAATTGACATTATATATTTCTGGTCCATATGGTCCTTGCCAAAAATTATTGTCTCTACCAATGAATCCGTATTGTACTTGACCGATAGAAGGTACTGCAAGCGGTGTCGTAAATGTTTTTGAATAATCAAATGTAGTCCAATTATATTTACGAGTTAAATCATAAACATCTCCGTATAACAAATTATTAGCACCTCTGCCGCCTGTGTTATCCCAAAAGCGAACAAGTGCTGTCAGTTGGTCGACACGACCATCATCCCAACCATTACCATTTTTTGCTGTGAATCCAAAGTTATATCCATTAACTTGTAGACCTGACCCTGATGGAAGTAATGACGAAACCAATTGTTGTTGATAGAGATATGTTGAGCCATAGGAGAAGTTAATGTTGCCGCCTGGACGCACGATAGCATTTGGTCCACAATAACCAGGATCACCTCCAGACCAACAAGTTAATTGGTCTTGATAAACACCACCAACCCAAGGCGTAGGTCCACCTTGAGGAGTATTCAATACAATATTCCCCGTAGTGTAGACTTGTGTTGGGTCTAGTGTTTGCGCTTTACTTAAAAGCGGCGTGAACGAGAACGCCAAGCAAAGAGCCAAGCCCAATGTTTTTAGCAGTTTCATGTTTGTTCTCTTTTTCTAATTGAGGTATCTTATCTTTGTTTTCTTCCCATGCCACTTTAGCTTGTTCGCCAATCTTACCTTCGTATGGGCAAGGTGTGCCGGCTGCCATCATAGCATCAAATACTCTTCTATCTTGACACATTGTAGCAACTGCGGCAACTTTCATACCCATATCAAAAAGAGTTTTCGATAACTTTAAACGTTCGCAATTTAAGTCTCTAATTGTACCGCCAGAAGAAACACCAAAGATTTGTGTCTGAACGGAACCAGAAGAACCTGTAGAACACAAATCATTGTTACCACCACTCATCATAGCAGGTGCTACAGCAGTTGGTGGAGGCTGAATTACACGCTGAGTGATTGTAGTTTCATTGATGTTGCGGTTAGTCATATCACCAGAGTTGATGTTCTGATTAACGTTAGCATTCTGATTCACGTTTGTGGATGTGCTAGTTGACGCATTGACATTGTTATTGTTGTTCGTCATTGTGCCAGTATTTTCATTCTTATTCACGTTTGTGCTAGTCGTAGTATTGACGTTCGTATTTTTGTTATCGCTTGTTGATACGTTGTTATTGTTGTACGTCATTGTACCAGTATTTTCATTCTTATTGATATTGGTAGATGTGCTAACGCTATTGTTATTGTTGTTGAACGTTTGAGTTCCACTATTAACGTTTTCATTTCTATTGACGTTGTTGCTAGTTGTTGTATTGACGTTATTGTTATTGTTCGTCATTGTTCCGGTGTTAACGTTGTTATTATTGTATGTTAGTGTACCAGAGTTGACGTTGTTATTGTTAAACGTCTGAGTGCCACTATTCACGTTATTGTTCGTATTAACGTTTGTGGACGTGCTTGTGCTTGCGTTGTTATTGTTGTTTGTATTAACACTAGTGCTATTGACAGTTGAATTGCTTGTTGCAGTACTATTGCTGTTTGATGTACTGTTGCTATTAACTGTGCTGACGCTATTCGAAGTGCTGTTGGTATCTACCAACGTTTTGCTATCGTATGTACCTTGATTAATGAGACTTGTGGTCCCTGTTGTTGTTCCGCCAGTTGTGCTGGATGTTCCAGTCGTTTGTGCTAATGCCGCACCAAACATCATAACAAAAAGAGCAACTACAAGGCTCTTCTTGCGTAGGTTTTTCATTTTTCTATTTTCCTTTTATTGTTTTATATTGACACCCTCATATTATAAAGCAATATTCGTGCTTGTGTTATGGTAAAAATTTACCGATTAATCCGTTGACAATTCTGTCTGATAGGTCATCAGGCAGAAATTTGAGAAACCCTAAGAAGTATAACGCCACACTTCCATACACAAATATCTTTAAGCACATGTCAAATGTCTTTTGATATTCGTTCATCTTCCACACCTTGCACTTGTTTGACACCATTGTATCAGTTCATAACTACCGATTGCAAATATGAATACGATAAATGCAACTGCGCCTATAATCATTGCCCATTCATTTAATTCATCTTCTTTTTGTTTACGCTTACGTTCTTGTGCATTAAAGAGTCTTATATCATTAGCATCATCCGCATCCATTTCAGCTTGACGAGCCTTAATTTTGTTCCATACGTCAATCTTGCCTGTCTGCATAAACAGCAATTTTAACTCTTCTTCGAATGCCCTAGCCTGTTCTAATGCCATCTCAATCTGAAGAGCGGTTCCCATGTTGGAACCCTTCTTTGTCTTTTTAGCTTCAATCAATGCTTTTGTTGCGGTACTTTTGGCATCGAACATCTTGCCAATCATTGGCGCAAGAGAACCTAGGTCATTGGCAACTTTGGCTGCCTTTTTGACCATACTGATTGCAGACGTAATGCCGGCTAGTGCTGTGATTGGATCAATCATTTTTATTTATTCCCGTTTACAAATTTCTTTGTGTAATCTATTCGAACAGTCTTTTTTAACCCACTCTATGCAATATACTTTTCGTTCAAACACATCACCAGTCCATCTCCAACGGATGCACTTCAATACTTCATCTTTGTTTGTCTTCTCCGCACTTGCATTTAAAATTATTAAACATATTATAAAGACAATAATTTTTACAAGACGATTGGTAGCCAAAGCCATAGACCTTGACTCATTAGCAAGGCGGCAAAAAGTCCAACGCCAATACTAGCAAAATATAAAGACATGCTGACTGCTAAAATACTTGCAGTTAACAAAACAATTGCAATTTGAAATGCAGAACCTGCAAATGTCATCCAAGGACCAGACTTACGAATTTGGTCACGCTCGGCTTCAAGAGCCCGTGCTTTTGCCATTAATTCTTTTTTACCCTCATTTGTCGCAGGTTCAGATTCGTATCTATCAATCTTTGCAGTTAACTTTTCCGCTTTGTCAAATTGTTTTCTGTCAATGGCATCATCTCTAGCCATCTCAGCAAGAGTTTGTTTAACTGATTTTGCTTGATAAAATGCCCAAGTATTGTTTGCGCTAATTGTATTGTTCAAAACTTTACTGCTATTGCCACTGGCAACATACGTATTGATTGCAAGCAAAGCGGCTAAAACAGTAATGAGCCATCCAGCTTTGTCTTTAATTTGTGCTTCACGTTCACTACGTGACAATGGTTTCTTTTCTGATAATACTACTTCTGACATGTTTAACTCCTAAAACAAAGTAATTAATTCATCATTATTTATGGTAAACCAAGTTTTTGGCAGGTTTCAGAGGGGGTTTTTGTTGTTTTTCTGCAACAAAAGCCAAAATAACCCTTGACTTGTTGTCCTACTATGGTATACTAGTCATATGACATTGAGAAAGAAACGTTCCGACCGAAACCATGTACTGTATAAAGTTACGTGCGTGGATACTGGCGATTCATATGTTGGCTTGACTGTTGCACAGGGTCAAGCCTATGTCCGTTCTGTTAAAGTTCGTTGGCAAAAACATGTGAGTCGTGCAAAGTGCGAAAATAAAAACTGGGCAATGTGTAATGCATTGCGTGAGTTGGCTGGCGCCGCATGGCAATATGAAGTCCTTGAAGTGATTCGTGGACGTAAACCCGCACACCAGCGTGAACGAGAATTGATTGCCGAATTCGAGCCATCATTGAATACGTTTTGACATGCCATGATTGTTATGTTATACTGTATAAACATTGAATAGGAGTTTTTTATGAAAATCGGTCCGTTTACGTTCGCACAAGAAAAAATGACTGCTGGTGTTGTTGCTGGCGCATTGTTTGCTTGGATATCATTGTATATCCTAGGTTCATACATTACATTGTGTGCGGTTAATACTTTGTTTTCTACGGATATTCCCGTGACATGGGAAACTGTAATGTCGGTGTTTTGGTTGACTGCAATAATTAATGCTATCATTGGGAGTTCAAAGTGAAATTTTTAGTTGCTGGATTAATTAGCGTTTTTGCGATAAGTAATTCCATTGCTGGAGAATCTATATTTGGTGGTGGAAGTTTCATTTCAGAATCTAGTCAAAGTTCTGGCGACAATTATGTAAAATATGATTTGGCTAGAGTAGTAAGAATTCAACCTATTACATCTTCTAAAATTTACACCGTTATTCGTCAATCGTGTACACTAGTTGAAGATTTATCTTCATCACCTCCTGTTGTTGGTGGTGTTGTTGGTGCGGGACAATCTAAAATGATTCAACGTTGCATTCCATATAGCGATAGGGAATATAAACAAGTCATTAATGGATATGATGTTACGTTTGAATATTTTGGACAAATACGTACAGTTCGTATGGAAAATGATCCAGGAAATACAGTAAGAATTAAAGCGGTTACGAGTGTATATGTAATTCAGTAATTATGAAAAAGTTAAGTGCGCTACATAGTATTATAGCAATTTCTTTTTTTGCGTCTAGTGCAAAAGCTGGAGTTGTTCTTGTCGAGGATTCTTCTAACCAAAGTGGAATCTATATGGCAAAGGTTATTTCAAAGAAACCTATAATAGAGAAAGTGGCATATATGGCAACAAAGAATTACTGTGAACGATATTATGGAACTATACACTATAGCAATGCTTCTGTGGGTTCTCCAATAATTGCAAAGACGCAATCGGATTCAAAACCCGTATGTAATCTGGTGACGCACGAAAATTATTATGATGTAATTAAAGGCTATCAAGTTACATATGACTTTAAGGGTACACTAAAAACTGCAATACTACATTATGAACCAAGCGAATTTGTGCAGGTGTACAATGCTCCATGACGTATTACATTTATGGCGCAGAGGACAGCAAAACAACCTGGAAAGCCGAAACACTTTTAACAGTTTGTAGGCGGGACTATAAATTATTTCTGTTGGGTAGAGACTATACAATAGACCAATTGATGATATTAGTTCCCAATACAAATTTTGTTCCACACATATATCACGGCGCACATTACATTGGTGGTATAAAAGAATTGTACGATTATTTGTATAGTGAAATTAAACAAGAAAAACAATTTCAGAATGAAACTAAGGAATAAATTATGTCTGATTATGAATATAATTATAAGCGATTTGATGATATCATTGTATCTTTATTGACTACATCGTGGCGAGATTCAGAAGACTTGGAAATTGGAAGAGACATTTCTGATATCTCAGAAATCAAAATCATCTTTGACGGATATGGTGATTTAGAATTCTATAATGATAATGATGAGTATCGTTATACTGAGGGTGGCGATACAAACATGGAATCGTATGCGATTTTCATCCATAAAGATTCTGCACAGGAAGACTTTGTTTTTCCTGAACATGAATTGACGCCATGGTGTTTGATTCACCGACCGAAGGAAGAAGTCTGCATCTATGCATGGTATGACGTAGAGAATGATACTTGGGATATTTTGCCATTGGAAGAACGAGTAGAAGATACCGACTTGACAATTGAACAGGTTATGGGTATACTAGAGACATTGAACGAAAGATATTTTTAACATGGAGAATGATATGACAACTTTTAATTATGCCGCAAGTGATGCAAAAGAACAAAAAGTATTTCGTGATTGGCTTGTTAGCCACCTCAAATATGGTCCTGTGACTGTTGACTTTCTGAAAAAAGATGGTACAATGCGTACCATGAAATGTACATTGCAAGAATCTGCAATCCCAACATACGAAAAGAAAACCGAACGTGTTCGCACCACTTCAACCGATGAGTCTATCTCTGTAGTTGACTTGGACAAAAACGAATGGCGTTCATTCCGTTACGATTCTATTAAATCTGTATCATTTACATTGGGTGAATAAATTATGAAATTTTCCAAGATTAATCCTGGTGCCGATGCAAAAGCATATGGCATGGAACCTTCTTGGACCAATCAAGCCGAGATGACAAATCTTAGAAGCGAAGAAATTCGTGCATTGAATTGGTATAATTATTTTTGTGACAACAAGCAAGCAAAAACGTTTGTTGTCGAATACATGGCTAGCATTGATAGACCAAAGGAAGAAATTTCTCTGGTCGCATCAAGTGACGCATCTATTCCAGTACAACTTGGTTGGGTAGCACGTATGATGTGTATGGGCTACGAACCGTCCGAATCATTCAAAAAATTCTTTGTCAAAGAGTTTAAGAATGTTATTGAGACTGCAAAGAAAACCAAAAAATCAAAAGCACCTGTAGTTGCATCAACCGCACCAGTCGTTAACATTCAAGATAGAATTCGTGAAAAGGCTTCAGAAGAAGTTGGTGAAATCGAAGGTCTTGTTGATGACTTTATTGCAGGCGGCTGTAAGTCTGCACCAGATATGCAATCATATCTGAAAGGTAAAGAATTATCTGCCGTTGTACAAAAGCGTATGTGTGAAGTGTTCATCAAACGTTCTAAAGAATTCGAAGAAGTGATGAATACTTCCGATGCTGAAGTTAAGGAAGCATATTCTAATTTCAGTAAAGTGCAATTGCGTAAAGTTAAAGAATTCTATGATGCTATTGTCGCAGAAACGAATCGTGGTGCAGAAAAGAAACCCACACGTAAAGCACGTAAAGTAAAAGAGAAACCTGCAAGTGTGATTGCCGCTAAAGTGCAATACATGAAAGATTTTGCTGAGTTGAATTTGAAGAGTGTTCTGCCTGAAAAGATTGTTGGTGCGAATCAAGTGTGGTTGTATAACACCAAAACAAAATTGCTTGGCATGTACAATTGCGACAATGCTAAAGGTTTGACAATCAAAGGCACAACAATTCAAAACTTCAATACTGAAACGTCCATTGGTAAACGTTTGCGTAAGCCCGAAGTGACTGTTAAGCAAGTACTTGATGGTGGCAAGATTGTGTTGAAAAAACTGTTAGACGGGTTGACTACTAAGCCTTCCGAATTGACAGGACGCATTAACTCTGATACAATTGTTGTTAGAGTAATAACTGGATAACTTAAAATGATTTTAATCGACTTGAATCAGGTAATGATTTCAAACCTGATGATGCAAGTGAATTCAAATGCATCAAATCCTATTGATGAGAACATGGTTCGCCACATGGTGCTGAATAGCATTCGAATGTACAATGTCAAATTCAAAGATGATTATGGCGACATTGTTATCTGTTGCGATGATAAGAAGTACTGGCGCAGAGACTACTTTCCTTACTACAAAGCTGGTCGTAAGAAAGACAGAGAGGCATCTCCGTTTGACTGGAATATGATTTTCGAAACGCTAAACAAAGTGCGTGACGAAATCAAAGAATATTTTCCGTACAAAGTGATTCAAGTTGACAAGACTGAAGCCGATGACGTTATTGCTACGTTGGCACACAAGTTCGGTGTTCCACTTAAGAACAGCACTACTGAAAAGATTCTGATTCTATCTAGCGACAAAGACTTTATGCAATTGCAGAAGTTCGCTAATGTAGAACAGTATAGTCCAATGGGTAAGAAGTTCTTGCGTACCAATACGCCAGAAGCCTTTCTGAAAGAACACATTATCAGAGGCGACAGAAGTGATGGTATTCCCAACTTTATGTCTTCCGATGATACGTTTGTCGTAGAAGCACGACAGAAACCTGTAACTGAGAAAAAGCTAAATAAGTGGTTAGAAGAAGAACCTGAGTCTTTTTGCGATGAAGTGATGCTGAGAAATTACAAGCGAAATGAATTGCTGATTGACCTGTCTAAGATTCCGACTGAGTATCAAGAGAAGATTCTAGATGCTTATGAAAATACCCCTAAACGTGGTAGGGAAAAACTACTTAACTATTTTATCCAAAACCGCATGAAGCAGTTGATGGAACATATACAGGAATTTTAAAATGGCTATTGATATTAGTAAGATGACTTTACCGGAATTGCTACAACATGTCGCAGAATTACCAGCGGCTAAAAGAGCAAGTGCATTAAAGCAAATTGCAAATTTGACACCAGAATTGAAAACGGTTTTACGATATACATTTCATAAGAATGTTATATTTGACTTGCCCGCAGGCATTCCCCCATACAAACCTATGGAAACTCCTGCCAATTGGGGACACAATCGTCTTCCAAAAGAATTGAGAAAGTTTGAATATTTTCTAAAGGGTAGTGCTATAAACTCTATCAAACGGGAATCAATTTTTATTGAGGTTCTTGAAACGGTTTCTCCAGAAGAGGCTAAACTTGTTTTGATGATGAAAGATAAAAAACTTACGTATAAAGGCATCACTAGAAAACTTATTGAAGAGGCGTTGCCCGAAATCTTGCAGGGAGAATCAGAGTAACAAATGGCTAAAACAAAAAAGTATTCTAGTTTCCGTGACTTCTATGAAGACGAAGGTCGAGCAAGGAAACCGAAGTTGAACGAATCTAAAAAACAAAAAGATAAGTTCAAGCACCAAACTAAGTTTATCGACCCACAAAATCTTAAAGAAGATGATTGGGACGAATTTGAAGAATTTGATGAGTTAAAATAATATGTACTTATATAATGAAAACGGAAAGCATCTAGGTTGGTTCACATGGAAAGATGCCTACGAAGTGAGCAAAAACATTGACTTTGCTGTATATTCTTTTGCGTTCATGGATAAAATTCCTAAGAACAATGTACTTCCTTTTCAACTGGAAGATACTTTTTATATCGGCATGTCATGTGGTAGATATTTCGATAAGAAGAATCGTACACCAACAGGTGGTACCTATGCAACATATTTGCAGAAGCGACTTCTAATTCACAATAGTTATTTGTCAAAACTAAATTGCGAAAAGAAGTCTGAAATGTTTTTTGAACGTTACGATCCAGTACATCATCCAGAGAAACAAAGATTCGTAAGCATTTCAGTTCCAGATGAAAAGATGGATGATTATGCAATTCGTGCATTTGTTAGTCTTGTTGAATCTGAACATGTTTACTTGTACACCAAACAATTTGGTGAACCTCCGTTATTGAATTTAGATGAACAGTACAAACCAAATCGTAAGAAAGATTCAATATCGAATCGTGTAATGAGTTCTCCCAGTCTACTATCACATTTTGGATAAATTATGAAAAAAGAATTAGATGAAGCACTGGTAGCAAAATACCCAAAGATTTTTAAGTATCGTCATGCGCCAATGACACACACCGCTATGTGTTGGGGTTTTGATTGTGGTGATGGTTGGTACAACATCGTTGATGTATTGTGTGGGAACATTCAAAGTCACGTTACCAATAAACGCAATTATCGTGCGAGAACATTGAAATTCAATCGTGCGTTGAAACGTGCATTGGCTGGAGATACACGACCACTTCAAATGCATTTTACGTTTAGTAGTAATAAAACAGAACCAGACGAGTGGGGAATTGAACATGCTAACGATGCAATTGTAAAAGCAAAATTCAAAGAAGTTCCACCACCTATGCCATACATCACAGCAAGCCAAGTGAAAGAAAAGTTTGGCGGATTGCGATTCTATACAAATGGATATGATGGAGAGGTTAGTGGAATGATTCGCATGGCTGAGTCCATGTCATATCGTACATGTGAAGTGTGTGGTAATCCTGGTCGTTCAAACAACTACGGATGGATTTCAACATTGTGTGATACCCATCGATTAGAACGAGGCGAAGAGTTGCCGCAAAACGAGGAACTAGAGTCCGAAGATTGAATACCGAAGTACTAATACCCATTTCCAAGCCGTCCTAGACGGCTTTTTTGTTGTTTTTTCGCAACAAAGTGTTGTATTTTTGCACAAAGCCAAAATAACCGTTGACTTGCCTACCAGTACCTGTATAATAGATTCTGTAGTGAGTGAGATTAATAGGAGATTTAAATGCTTACAGTTTTGATGATTTTTGTTGCGATGGTTCTGTTCGGTGCCGCTGTTAGTGGTTCTGTGAAGACTCTCGGTTAATTGATAAAGGAAATGAAAATGATTGACGGATTTAACGAATACCTCGAATGCATCAAGGCTGACTATGTTAAATGGCATGGTGACAATCCTTCTGAAATTCAAAAAGCAATGGCGCAAGAATTTTGTGATTCCTTGTCCTATGAAGTTGGTCGTAGTTACATCAAAGTAATTACTGGTCGTAAAGGTAGTGGTCGTTCCGTACATTCGTTTGTGTGTTTGCGTGACATGGGCAAATTCACTAAGGGTGACATTTTGAAAGCGGCTGGTTGGTCGGCTCCTGCAAAGAATTTTGCCCGTGGTAACACGATGGCACGGACTTTCCAGAATGTTCGTTGGACTGGAGCAATGTGAATACCAAAGTATTCAGTTGCAAAAAAACAACAGAATTGAAAATATTTGTTGACAAGTATACCGATTCTGTTATACTAGAGTCTAGAGATTGAGAAACAAAGAGGAAATTTGATATGCGTACTAAGACTTACATTCAGGGCTTCAAGAATTCACAAAAAATTCGTGTGATGTTTGACGGAATTGGTGTCTACACCACCGTTGCTGGTGTGTCAAGTGTGTTTGCTACATACACCCATTCACAAGCGGCTAATGATGCTTTGCTCCGTTTGTCTTACATGCGTTACATGGCGCAAAAAGATGGTGCGTTAGTTCCCACTGGTGTTGGTATGACAAGTTACAATACCTCGCAAGTTGGTACGCAAGTTCAAGTTGATTTGATTTAAGGAAATAAAATGACTACATTATCACATGATATCTCTTACGGAATGTTTAGCGAAGTTGGTAACTTAGCAGTTCACGGTGTTGTTGTTGCCGCAGTAACAATGAACCTGACATGGCCAGAAACTTACAAGTGTCTCAACATGTTAGCCAAAAATGATTACAGCAAATTTGGTGAAGCGATGGACACTACAGTTCGGGAATGTGTCTACAATACTTGTGGTTTTACTTCTGACTTTTATGGCGCTTAATATGATTACATACAAATTTTATGTTGGTAAAGATGTTTATGAATTCACCGCAGAATCTAAACTGAATGCGATGGAAATGTGTAATCGTCAAGTGATTGATAAGTTGGATTTGCATCCTATGGCTTGGGCTGATGCTGGCCAGAATGCATTTTCGTATCAGTCTGGCAACTTTTTTGATTAAGGAAATAAAATGAAAATCGAAACAGCAATTGGTATTCTGAATAAAGAACGTGAATTTTTGGGTTTGGGTTTCTTGGAGTTGTTGCAAGATATCCAAAAAGAAGGTAAGATGATTTACTCTGAAAAGACTATGGAAGCATTTGAACGGTTCATGGTTGATGGTCGCAAGATGTTTGCTGTTGCAGAATAACAACAGAATTGAAAATAGTTGTTGACTTACCCTCCGAACCGTGTATAATTAATTCTGTTGAGTTGATAAAGGACATTGAAATGAAAACAGCAAACGAACAAACCCTCTGGGAAATCCAAGCATACGGTGCTAAGAAATCTGAAATTCTTGAGTCTGTACAAGATTCAATTAGTTTCCAACTTTCTGGTCCTGGCATGGTGATTGCAAGTTACCTTTCTGATGCACAGGAAATGATTGCATGTGGTAGTTCTAATGATGCACGGCAGTATATCAATATTGCCAAAATGTTAATGATGGAATTTGAATTAGGTTTTAAGGAGAGATAATATGACTAATTTTGTTACTGTTGCGGATATGATTGCCGCTTTGTCTGCCTTGCCGGCTGATGCCCGCTTGGTTGTGACACAGACTGGTTACTACTGTTATGATGATTTTGCAGATTGTTTTATGCCACGACCTGCTGGCGATGACAATGATGGCACCCCATTGTTTGCAGTAGGACATTCTCACCAAAGTTATTAAAGGAATAAATATATGATGATAGTTATCCGCACTCAGTACCACGAAAATTATGGCGCACATGATTGGGATGGTGTGGGTGAGTGTCCTCAGTATTGGAAAGCCAAAGGCGGTTCAGAGTATAAGATACTTGACGTTCCGCTTAACATAGATTACAATGAGTTTGTGAAGTTCACATTGACTGGCATTGAAACGAATACGGATTATTCTAGCGAGTACATGGTCGATTGGTCTATGGAAAGTGATGACTACCTTTCATGGTTTGAGAGGTCTCAGTTACAGTTTGATGGTGCTATCACTAGCAAAGAACCCACAATGACGTATCAACAAGTTTTGGATAAGCAAAAGGAACTAGCATGAGTAAGATGAGCGAATTGGCGATGGAGATTGAAGAGTTGTATCTTCAAGGGTACAATGAATTCACGATTGCAACAATGCTTAATGTACCAGTAGAATTAGTAGATGGTTTTGTTGCAAGTTTTATGGATGTAGAGTATAATGAAAGCATGGACGGAGATTTTGATTCCGCTATGGCTTCAGCAGGATATGGAACCGATGAGGATTACGGAAGTTATGGAGAGCCTGAATTTTAAATTGTCGAAAACAAAACCACGTAATATGGTAGCGAAGGACTTGCGTAGCCCTAAGTATCGTATGCGTGTGGTTGAAGACAAACGTAAGAAAGAACCAAAGCATAGGGAACAATATGTATATTGATGGTATGGGTCCACGACAATCGATGGCTGTTGAAATTTTAGATACAGTTCGATTTGGTGGGCTAGACAAGATCAAAGGTGCTAATGGGTATTCCAAGAAAAGACTTGACAAAGGTGATGCTTATGTGGTACCATTTGGACTCAGTAAAAATATTTTTGGTGCAGTCGTAATTTCTGCTCCGAAAAGACTATATATTACATACAAGATAAACAATGTGGCTGAAACTGTGCGAATGAAGTATGC